AGCCAAATGTCTTGTTCCAACTTCCCGGCCTTCTCCTTTTTGGTCATTTTGACCGGTAGTCATTCCCTCATAACCCTATGAGTCTCTACGATTGTCGTGCCGGTTCGAGTCCGGCCTCCGGCATAAAATAGCAAGCCCCTAAGTGGTAGTCATTTAGGGGTTTCTTTATGGACTGTAACCACTTACAGGATATTGAACGTTGCGCAGTAGAACGCAAGAAAACGCAGATATGGTCATCGTTTGGTCATTCTTTGGGCAACGCTTGGGCATCGATGACCAAAATCGATTAAAATATACTTCTAAAATCAAATCCTTGCGGGCAAATCTCACGCTCAGTGAACGCAAAATTGAAGAGGCATAAATTATAGGGATTAAAATTTGAGCTTCTCTATGGCCGTTTTTATGTGTTCTGGGTATAAATCTGAGTAAATCATCGTCTGTTTGATATCAGAATGGCCGAGGATTCGGGAGACGGTGACCAGATCGACGCCCGCCATAACAAGATGACCGGCGGTCGCATGGCGCAGGTCGTGAACGCGCATCGGCTTTACACCGGTTTCCCGGCAGGCTTCCTGTAACAACTTCCAGTAATAATTATTGTGATATACTGGCTCATTGGTCCCGGAGTCAAATACATAAAGATTCTTTTTGGTGGGGAGTTTTTTGAGCCATTCGGCGAGCTCGGGATGAATCGGGATGGTATTGTAATCTTTTGCTTTTCTTTCGGTTACGGTGATCAGTCCCCGTTTGAAATTAATATCCGTCCATTTCAGATTGACGGCCTCGGACAATCTCATACCTGTATATAAGAGTGTCCGGAAAAATGTCGATATGATAATACCCTGACCGTCCATCCACTCAAGGATTTTTGCAATCTCCTCTTTGGTGGGGATCCGGGGTGGCTTCTTTTGCGGTTTGGCTCGAAACTCTCGACCGGCAATAATGTTTTTGGACATTATTTCTCTACGGACACACCAGTTGAAAAATGCCGAGATCGCTTCCTGATATTTATTCCAGGTCGCTTCACCAGTTGAAACGTGCCTGTGATTTTTTTTCGAATTGAAGGGGAAGTTCTTAAAAAAATAGTCCTGAAATTCGGCCATGTCTTTGATTGAAAGCTCGGAAAGATCCCTTTTCTCCAGCCAGCGATTGAATATGGAGAGCATTTGCCGTTGACCTCGCATGGTCCCGGGTGCTTTTTTTTTCACCAGTTCTGACCATCGGTGATATTTGTCGAGTAATTCAGCGGTTGGTTGGTCAGTTTCCGGGGTAAGGCTCGATGTTATGTCGCGGATATAATTGTCGGCGGCCTCACGCCTCGGAAACTTTTTTCGGTGTCGCCTTCGATTGAAGTAAAAATCGACTCTCCAGCCGTTCTTAATTCTTTTCGGTTTGATCATTTCTTTTCAGGCATACCGGCCGCGGTGATCAGTGCAAGAATCCCAAAAATCAATCCCCAGAAAAACCAATCAATATTCGGGCGACCTTTAGCTTTGGCGAGAAAAGCACAAAATCCCCCACATGCCAGATGAATTAAGATCGGTAATGCAAAGATAAAGATAACCGCCGATGAAGCTATCTTCTCAATGGCTGCGATTGCTTCCATTGTTTGACCCCTTTCAGAATTGCTTCAATGAGTTCTTTCTCGCTATCTGACAGGGTGTTAAGTAAGTAAGTGTGTAGGTGGGACGTGGCAAATAACCTCCTTTTAAAAGGGTGAATGCCCAATTAAAATACACATGATAACCCTGCCTGTCAATATTATTATTGCTCACTTTTTTTAATCCCGAGTAAAATATGGTCGATCATATCCTTGCGGGGATCGTCATCGGCCAGCTTGTTGTAAGCTTCAAGTAGTTCTTGATCCATTTTTGATAACTCCGGGGTTGGCTTCTTTTCATAGTCTTTGAGCTTTTCTATCCCGGTCAGTTCATATAAAGAAACACGGAAGTAGGCAGCGAGCCTGAGAAGAACTTCAATTTTTGGGTAAGCTGTCTGGTGTAAATATTGAGAAATTACCTGCTGAACAACACCAATATTTTTAGCTAAAACAACCTGGGTTGTCCCGGTTCTTTGCATTAATTCGTGTAGTTTTAATGCAAAATACTTAGTATTTTGTTCTCTATTAACCATATATCTTGTAAACATTTAACGGTATTCACCTACAAAAATCAATAAAAAAGTTGATAAAAATGCAACTTTTATGTTGACAAATACCTAAAATCATGTAAATTCTATATCAGACAAGCCGAATAAGGTAATAAGCGTTAATTTTTTTATAAAGGAATACCTAAATTTAGGTATCGTAACTATGAAACAATTTGACTTCAGCGAAAAGTATACGGTCAGGAGTCGAGGGGATTTCCTGATCCCGCCGAGCATCATTACTCGGTTGCTTAATTGGAAGCCGGGATTCAAACCGGTTGTCAAAGTCGATCCATTCGGCGAGTCGATCACGATTTCCGCCCCTAAAGTAACGAGTAAGAAAAATGGATAAGACCACTATTGCGGATAGCAATATACATCATTCGGGAAATTTGTCAAGCGGTATTTTCCCCGAGCGGGTCTGCACAAGGTGTGATCGGAGACTGCCGGAGTCCGAATTCGTGTATTCTGAACGGCGGAAAGATTTGAAACCCTGGTGCCGGCAGTGTGAACATTCGATCAGGATTGACCGGATATTCGGACGCAAAGAATGGTCATTATCTGACGCAGAAAAGTTTGTCGGCAAATCAGTTGATACTTATAAACGGTGGGTCAGAGAGGGGAGACTCACCGTTATATCAACCCGTCCAAGATATGTCCGGGCGGATAAACTGTATCATGCAATCGTGGATAACTAAGGAGAGTATCATGCGCAAAATTAAATTACCAAAGAACTCGGAAATAAAAACGGCCGTCTGCCCGATCTGCGGAGATGAATATTCTTATTACGGTCGCCGGCCCTTAACGTGCAAGAATATATCCTGTCAATTGAAGCATCGTGAAAATATGCTCAAGAAAGCGGCCAGCCGATGATTAAAGAAAAAACCATATTGAAATTGCGGTTAATTCAATTCGGGGACAGACTTGAAAGAACTCACATCCCCGGTCTGGAGTATCAGAAGAACGCCTTACTGTCGGCGATCAGAATTTATTTACAGGATGTCTCTGACTGCCGGGGGTTGAGATTATTCATGGAAAAAAGACGGCTTTGGATGTCCGCTTTATCGACATGGAAGCTGAAGAAAAATATCCGGGAGTGGAATAAGACAACTCATGCAATCAAATTATAATAATTCTCCTTTGGGGGATTTTGACTGGAAAGCGGCGGGTCCAGGGGTTAAGCCCGCCGCGAAAAATCACACAGCATCAACTCCTGACTTAAATGAGCCGGATGCGGCAATTATGCCCACCATAGTTACACACAGCAAATCATCCGGCTCAATGATTACCCCGGCGGCCCGGGTTGTTCCCAACTTTACACCCTCGTCCTGGGTCGCCATAAAATATCCAGTCCACTATAAACGAAAACACTTTAGCAATGAAAGGAGTTTGGACAATAATTTCTCACAGACTTTCCTGAAACAAAATTCACTCAATGCAGCCGCCCGTCATTGTTACCCGGCGGGCGGTTTTGAAAACATGAAAGGGTAGAATTATGACCAATCGGGTTAATATTAACATGGCCTTAATTTGCAATGAGAATGGTGTTGCCTTTCCATCCGATCCCGAGGATGAGCAACTCACCTTTACCGACAAAGAGGCCCTTGAATCCTTCATTTGGGGGATCGTCAAACAAAAAATCAATGACGCCTTCACCTTACACCAGAATCTAAAGAAGGGCAAAACGGAAGACGGGGGATAATATATGAGACATAAATCAATAATAACAGTTTTAAGGAGAATATTATGATTGAGATGGCTTGTTCGGATCCTAAATGGATTAAAGTAGACATTGATGGTAATGGGGAGCGGTGGTTGCTATGTTTTGAGAGAGATGGGCAACTTATATTCCCGATGGAGGAATTTGAGGATGATTGCGAAAATTACACAAAAGAAATTAGCTGCCCAATCTATACCCCGGAGCAACTTATGGAGATTAAAAACCAGCAAATGGCCCTCTATAATCGACTGGTCGAGCTTGCAATCGCTGTTTGTAAAACAGCGAGCGGCACCTATAACGATAAGCGCAGCTCCGTTAGCCGTGCGAAATTACAGGCTTTAAACAATTTTTTATTCGAACGGGAGGTGATTATAAAAGATACTTGAAATACTGCGGGAATTAATTGAAAAAGGCGACGAGTTACAAAAACTCACCGCTGAACATGAACAGCCGGATTACTGGTTTGATCTGGCGAAAGATATAACAAGGAGGTCATAGTAATGCTTGATAAGCAAATGTTGGAAGCTATGCCGCCGGGGACTATTTTTGCGACCGGGACGGCGATGGATGTTGAGGGTGATTTGTTTATGGCAAACACCGGAAAAGAATTAAAATGGATTGCCATCAGGGGGCATGGCCCCCATGATTGGACTATTTATTGTCATTATGCAACACACCCTACACAATACATTGCAACAAGCGGGGATAAGGTGGGTATGGAATCAAACATTCGTAAACTTGTCCCCTGTGATGATGAGGCTTATAAATATTATAGAAAATAAGGAGAGATGATGCAAAATATAAATATTAATATTAATCAGGCTAAAATAGAGAGCTTTTCCGTCATTCTTGGCGACGATAAACCTTCTGTCGAAGCAACCATTATATTATTATCCGGGCAAAAACGAATCAGTTCGTTTACCCTGTCATCCCAATATGATTTTGGCGATAGGGTAAAATTTGAACTCCCGCCTGATATGGTATAAGGCACTTGGCCAAATAGGATTTGATGTTTAGAAAGGAAACAATGATGCAAATTTGCGGAAAACATTGTCACATTCACCCCGGCGTGCCCCTGTTTATGGTTGGCGGCGAATGGGAATGTCTCAAATGTGACGAAGAATTTTGGAAAGAAAAGGCCGCCAGAACGACGGCCAATTCACGAATTGAATTCTCAAACAATTAAATATACGAGGGTCAACAAATCATGTCAACAGAAAAATTCAAGCAAGAACGATCATCGGGAATCGGTGGGTCCGATATGGCGGCCATTCTCGGTCTGTCAAATTGGGGATCTCCTTTTTCAGTATGGGCAAAAAAGACCGGCCAGATACCCGATGAAATCCCCGATAATGAGGTGATGTGGATGGGGCGGATTCTTGAGGCTCCGGTCATTCAGGCCTATGAAGAAAAGACTGGCAACAAAGTCCAGAGAGAAGTCTTTCAGCGTCACCCCAAATATGATTTCCTTATGGGTCATTTCGATGGTGTGATTATGAATGGGGATGGTCCTGAAGGAATCCTTGAGGTTAAAACAACCTCAATCCGGAATTGGGATAAATGGGGAGACGAGGGAACCGATCAGGTCCCGGAATATTATCTCATACAGTGTATGCACTACCTGTCGGTATCAGGTCTGCCGTATGCCGACCTTGCCGTGCTCATGGACAACCGGCTTAGGATTTACAGAATCGATCGGGACGAAGAACTGATTGAGTCCATAACTGCCGCGGCCGTCAAATTCTGGAATGAATATGTCCTGACTAAAATCGCCCCGCAGGATACAACCGGGCTGGATGCCGAGAAGGAAGCAATCGCCGCCATGTTCAAGTCGGGCAGTAAATATCTCGGCGGTGTGGAAGATGAGGAACTTCTCGAAGCCGCGGGCCAATATCTCAGAGATAATCAGATAATCAAGGAACTGACCGAGCGTAAGAAACTGGCCCACAATTTTATTACCAAATGGCTCGGCAAGCAGGGTGCTGAGGGCGCTGAAGCTCCGGGAATTAAAATCACATGGAAGCTCGGCAAAGGTCGGGTCGGTTGGGGAAAAGTGGCCGAAGCGCTTTCCGACATCGTTCCGGCTGATAAATACACCGAGGTAATTGCCAAGCATACGGCCGAGCCATCCAGAACACTTCGGGTTGTCAGGACTAAGAGGTAAGTCATGGAAATATGGAAGAAACTACGCGAACCATTTCCAGCCGAAGAAATTGAGTGGCGGATTCAATCGTCCGGCTCTTTGAATAACGGCGAAAAGTGGGTTATGATTGTTCCTTACGTCGACAGTCGAGCTGTAATGAACCGGCTTGACGATGTGGTTGGTCCGGAAAACTGGCGGGATCAGTATCGTCCCGCGAGCAGTCTTGACATACCGGGACTTATTTGTCGATTATCAATCAGGGTTAATGAGGAATGGATTTCAAAAGAGGATGGCGCCGATGCCCGATCTCAAAAAGCAGGGGAGCCGATGAAATTTAAAGGGCTTTTATCTGACGCCCTGAAACGAACTGCCGTCAAGTTTGGAATAGGCCGGGAGCTGTATGATCTTGAACCGGTCTATGTCGGCGGATCCGATATAAAACCGGGTCGGCCACCCCGCAACAGTAATGGTATCCGTTTGTATGTCAAAGGTAAAATCAATGGTTGGTGTGATCGACCGAATGTGAACGGCAATAAACCAGCCACGAAAAAAACCAAAAAGAATACGACCGAAGATCCCGAGGATGCAACTAAGGGCCAGTACAACGCCATTAAGATGCTGTCGGAATCAAAAGATCTCTCGGATAATCCCGACCTCGAAGCCCGTGTCGATGATTTCCTGAACAGTGATATCCGGGAATATGCAGTCGCGGCCAAACTGATAAATGAGTTGAATGAAATGCCGAACGGAACAAAAACCGAATCGATAAAGAAGAGACTGGCAAAATCTAATGTATGATAACCATGGGGCGGTCCCGCCTGACTACCTGACATACTTCTGTGACCGCCCCCAGAAAGTGAGGAATGATGAAAACTAAAGTTCTTGTTGATATTTATCAAATGGCTATTGCAATAGCCTATAATGATAGCAATATGCAGTCTGCTTTTTTCAATGAATTTGTATATCACTATAACAAGACCATGAACAATGATGATCTCACAATCGAAAGACAGAACTGCCATGTATGCCATGAATTAAACGAAAAGGCAAAAAAGTTTTTCTTAGAGATGGCCGGGATGATTCAGGCCGGATGATGAAAACGATCGGCAGGCTTGTCAAATTGTTGTCTAAACGAAATACAGATATCAGCGATAGGCTTGATGAAGAAATAAAACGGAGATGCGCCATTATAGCGTGGCTATTCTCGTCTGATCCATCACCTGAATTACGGCGGCGGGCGGGGATTGAATTTGTTTGCCACCCCAAGGATGTGGTCATTACAGAAGAAGCTATACGAAGGGCTAAACGAATTGCCGGAGAGGGGCAGAAGGCCCCCAATGAAGTGATGCAAGAAATCAAGCGGGGGAAAAGGAGTAAGTGATGATTTATATCGTATGCAAATGCGGGTATGAGGTCGATGTTGAAGATGTCGAGCCAACCGTTGGGGGTTTTGTCGAGCCGTTCCGTGTCTGTCCCAGATGCGGATGCGTTGGACTCTGGACATTAGCGGTGGGGGCTGGCCATGACTAAAGAACATTGGTGGGATCGTAACGGCCCGTGGTATGTGATTATCTTTGGGATCATGTATTTTGTTTGCCATCTTGTCGTGGCAATTTTCAGGGAGACATTATGAAATGAAATATACTTATGACGAAGAGGGCGATGTCTTTTATGCTTATGTAGGCAATCCGAGGGAATGCGCTTATGATGCAATCGGCAATGGGATATATCTTCGGAAGGATTATTCTTCTAATGAGTATATCGGATTTATGATTTTAGATTTTGTCGAACAATTAGCTAAAAGTAAAGACTTCCATAAACTTCAAAAGGCCCTGGAAGAGGCCGTTAAGTGAGGAGTGGGATGAAAAAGGTTTTAACTAAAGTTAAGGGTCTCTATCACCACAAAGATGGTAGACATATTGAGGGGCCGCATGCCAATCTTACCGGAAAGCACATTGGTCTTAGAGGCGACTGCACATGGCTGAGGGGTGATTGCTCCAATCTGCGGGGCAATTGCTTCGGTCTTGAGGGCGACTGCACTAAACTTGTAGGTGATTGCTCTGGACTTATCGGTGATTGCACCGGGCTTAGGGGCGATTGCACGGGGTTAAGGGGCAACCTAAATGAAGCAGATTTAACGCCTAATGACCGGCAGAAAGGTGTTGATATTAAATCCCTTATAAAAACCACAGAGGGAGGTGAGGAGTGATGGACAAAGATAATCTAAAGCAAATACTGGATAAGCATAAGATGTGGTTGGACAATAAGGGGGGCGGTCGCGCCAATCTGAGAAGTGCCGATCTGCGCGATGCCGATCTAAGCGATGCTAATCTAAGCTATGCCGCCCTGGGCTGTGCCGATCTGAGCGGTGCCGATCTGCGCGATGCCGATCTGAGCGATACCAATCTGAGCGGTGCCGATCTGAGAGGTGCCGATCTGAGAGGTGCTAATCTAAGTGGTGCCGATCTTGATTTTTCTTGTTGGCCTCTGTGGTGTGGTTCTAAGGATGTCAAGGTTGACCGTAGAATAGCCGCTCAACTGGCGGCACATTTTTGCGCTTTGGACTGTGATGATGATGACTATCGAAAGGCTCGATCCGCGATATTAAAATTTGCCAAAACCAGCCATATAGCACATCACATGATTAGTGGGGCGGATAAATCCCGGGACGATAAATTTCAAGGCGAGGCTAAAAAGATTAAAAATGTGTGAATTCCCTTCCTGGATAGAAAAAGACGGGGTGTCATATTGGAATACCGACGCCCTGCTTGATCAGCATAGAATAGATCATAAAGATGGCGTTGGTCATTCGGGCATCAGGTTGGTATGGAATATCGAGGGGGGGGAGGAGCATGAATTTCCTGAAGATATTCCCCCTGAAATGGGAGCGGACGTTAAATCAGGTAAATGCCGAAAGATGATGAAGGCGGCAGGGATTGTTGCCATTTATTACAATTCAAAAGGCCAGCTTCATCGGGACAATGGCCCTGCCATTGAAAAAGCTGATGGCTCTAAATATTGGTATCGCGAGGGTGGACGCCACCGGGACGATGGCCCTGCCATAGAACATGCGGACGGTTTTAAGGCATGGTATAGGGACGGTTGGCTTCACCGGGACAGAGGGCCGGCCGTGGAGCGCCCCGATGGTTCTGAATATTGGTATAGGCATGGTAAGTTTCACCGCGATGACGGCCCTGCTATAGAGCGCCCCGATGGTTCTAAATATTGGTATAGGCATGGTAAGTTTGTGAAAGTGGAAACATGATATTCGACCGATACTGGAGAGTTAAGACGCGATTACCTGAACGTAGGGGCCAACTGTGTCGGGTATTAGCCAGAGGGAAAATGAACTCCTGCCTGGTCGAATTTGAGGACGGCTATAAGGTGGTAACATCGAGAAATTTTATAAGGAAGGTGAAAAAATGAAAGTATATGAAATTAATTTTGGGGGAGACTCCCCTATCATTTTCACGGAGAAAGACATTGATAAATTACAGGGTGTTCTCCGGCGACTGCGCATGGGAAAAAAGATAAGGCTGACTATAGAAGAGGGTTGTCTTAGTGAAATAATTGAGGGAGAAATAAAATGAGTTGGTCTGACATAGATAGAAAAATAGCGCAAGAATCGGTTCCGTTAAAAGATTTTTTAGCAAAAAATAAATATAATTGGAAAACAGCGGAATCAATCCTATGCTATGGATACCGTGCAAATGTGAGGCTAATTGTTGGGCCAAAAGTTTTTATCCGCGCCTTGATCAAACATTCAAAAATATAAAGGCCGATAAAAATGGAATAAAGTTCGACATATCGAAAGTGGATGTTTGCAAATTGACGGGTCGGCCCTATGTATATGCAGTCCAGTGGCTGGGTGATATAGCGCACGAATCGGTGGACGAGTTATATATCGCCCAGATATTTCATTTTTGTAGCTTTATAAATTATGATCGAATCCAACATGGACTCCGACCGCATATCTTTCTCTTTCTAACAAAGTGGCCTTATGGGTTATGGCAGATGCTATTGGATATTGTTTATTACCCTGGGCCATTAATCCCAACCAAAGATGGTATTTATGTCGGGACGACAATTACGGATCAGAATACATGCAGTCTAAGATTACCCGGATTGATTAAGTTCGCCGACGCCGGATTCAAAATATGGGTTTCTTACGAGCCCGTATACGGGCCGGTAGATATTAATTATGAAACGCTGAAAAAGATTTCTCAGGTCGTGGCGGGCTGTGAGACTGGCCCCGATCGGCGTTTGGCTAATCTGGATTGGTTCAGGTCGATACGGGATCAATGTGAGCGCGCCGCAATATCCTTCTTTTTGAAACAATCTGATATAATCAACGGTAAGCGGTCGCGCCTGCTCGACGGGCGGGAATATAATAATCTAACATGGAGGATGTGATGCATCAAGAAGAAATATTTGAAAAAATGAAGAGAAAATATCACGAAGCTATTTATAGCAATAAATTTTGGCCGACGATTCATGCAATCCGAGATGATATTAAATTTTTCTATGAATATGCGGCCAGATTTAAAAAGGTGACTGGATTTTTCGGATATGAGATTAGGCTGGCAACTCCTGGATTGATTTATAATTTCTTTTTCCGGCAGGCTGATGATTATATACGAAACGGCTGTGAAGATGCTCTTGAGCATACGCTCGAAATATTCTGGATGCTAATACATTTATTTAATGGTTGGCAAAATACTGATGGCATTACCAATGAAGAAATTGTGAAAGATATAATCATAATGGATGATGTTGTTCGATGGTACTTGGGTGGAAATGCTTTTTGGTATTTATCGTCATTTATCGGTTCCAATCACACCATTGAAAAATTAAAGTCTGAGATAAGCCGCCTTTCGGCGGAGGAACAGGCGGGAATATAATAATCTAACATGGAGGATGTGATGTGAATATAATAACGATTGATGCAGATAAGGCGGAGGAGGAAATAAAAAAAACTATCCTGCGGGATTGCACCGTGCCTGTGCCGGAGAGTGCAAAAGATATGGCGGAAAAAATTCGTCAGATATGGAAATATTATCGTTCGGACTGTGAGGCTGTTTATGATGCCGACTATGCCGTAAGGGATAAAGAAATCGCCGCCCTGATTCAAGCCTACGTCGAGAAACAGGTGGCCGAAAAATGCAAAGAATGTGCCGATCATCGACTAATCGGGGATGTTGTTGTCGATGAAATGACGCAAGAGCGCATCGCCGAGCTCAAAGCACATATCCAAGATTTAAAAAAGTATTGCGCTATTAAAGATAAGGCTTTGCACATTCTATACGGCGCAAAACTTGAGAAACGATTCATCGGACTAACCCCTGATGAAACAAACATTTTGGAAGTTGCTTATGGATACAAAGAGATAGACGAGGATGTAAAGAATCAAAAGATTGATGATTTTGATTGGCATCCTGAATACAAATTAATGGCCAATCTCAAAGCGGAAAATGAGAGACTGAAGAATGAACTCGATGAGTTGGATGGATTGTATGTTGAATTATGGAACTCATTGAATGTTCCTAATTCCGAATTATGGGAAAAATTCAAAGTCATTCACAAGAAAGTTGTGAAATATCGCCAAGCCCTGGAGGATGACGATGCGAATTGAAAACCTGCCGGGGTTCAAAAAAATCAAATTCACCCACGAATTAGACCGACCGCAAATATGGGAATTTATTGAGCGTATGAAGGCGGTCATCCCAGCCGGTGCCAGAGAATATAACCCCAAACGAAAGACATGGACGATCCCGGATTTATGGATGCCTGAATTTGATCGGCTGTATGATGAGATGTTTAGCGATAAAAACCAAATATCAATGGATTTTTAATGTTATTTCCGAAGCCAAAGCATAAAAAGCGGTTTTCGGTGGGATGAGTCATATTATGAATTGGACAAACGCATCGCCTTAAAGGAGGTTGGCTGTGTCGAAACTACCGCTAATTGATACGACGACAAAGGTTGAGAAATCAATTTCAGAAATCGTCGGCTATTTGGAAAAGCTCGGCTTCGATCAAATGATACAAGGGTCGAGTAAGGAAAAAGGCCGATTCATTGCCGCACAAAAGGACGGTATTGCTTTCCATTGGACGGTTAATCCGGTAAAGGTCATGCAGGCCATTATTGAGGACAAAGGCGAGAAGTTCAAGCCGAGCGAGTTGCATGGCGAGTAATGAAGCACAAAATCAAAGCTGATTGTGACGCCATATTATATGAAGCGGCTGAAATCGCCGACGTATTCGCCGGGTATCTGGTGATGAACACCAAAGGTGGGCAAACCACAACATTCGGAAAATATCTGGCACAGGCACAGGCGGACGGAAAACTGACCGCCCCTGACATAATGGCGCCATTGATGATAGAGGATAATACGAAATAGAACCATAGGAAGTGCTTGCGCAAAGGATTGCGGACTTTCTATTCAAAAAGAGACCGGAATCCTATACAGCCAAACGCATTAAAGACATCTTTGGTGAAGATATTCATAAGGCATTATTTGCGAAGGCTGTTGATCTTGCCCGGAACACATATCCAATAATCGGTAACAATGACGGTATGCACTATGCGAGAAATATAATAGAGTGGCGGGAATACAATTATAAAAAAATGGAATCAGCCATTAGAATATATACAAAATGTCAGGCCAGACTAAAGATGAAGGTCGATGTCAGGCCGGTAAAAATCAAGCCATTCAATCCATCACCACAAAAGGAGATGATGCTATGAAGAAGATATATAAATATATCACGATTGCCCCTTCCGGACACCATGAGAATAAAGCGCTTTATAATGCAAATTGAAATTATCGGCACAGAGAGAAAGTTCGGCCAACGTCTGGTTAGATTCGAGGGCAGGGATGTCTGGTTGCGAGGCAAGGCATTTAAGTATTTGACAATTCTGGCGGCCGCAAGGGTGACAAATGACTGGTGGGTCGAAGTAGAAAAGTTCGATGTCAGCTACAATGTCAGCCGGAATATATATCGATTAAAGCAGGAGCTGAAGGCCGCCGGGATCTGTGACATCATTGAAAACGGTCGGTGGTGTGAAGTCGGGCGGGGATATTATCGCTTAAAAAATGTATCTCGCGTCAGATTAGACGACTCTTTGTCTGAAGATGCTGATATGGATATTAGGCTGGCAATGGCGGGGTTGTAATGGCAAACACCGGAAAAAAGTTGTTGACAAAATATGGCCGGGTGTCGATATTATTACTGACAACCCTGAGCCAGTATTTTTATTTCAAAAATATGGCCCGTAAGATGGGTGCTTGCGATCTACTGGTTGCAGGGTTGTCCACTCGTCGAGCGGGCCTATCATTTCGGAGGTTCCTATGACAACCCAGGAATCAAAATCAAACAATTATTATCTCCTGACAAGAGCGGAAGCCCTTCTGGTGAGTCTGTACCGGGATTTATCGGACAAGAAACAACAAAAAATAGATATGATAGCTTTGGGGGTAAAATAATATGGCTGGATACGGCAAAATTTATAAGAAACTTTGGACAAATCCGAAAATAATTAATTTACCGGACGCGGCTAAATTATTGTGGATTTACTTACTTAGCAGTCCCCACGCTAATTGTGTTGGGCTGTATAGAATAAGCCGTAATTATATCATAGCTGATCTCAAATGGGATGCCAAAAGGTTTGCCAAAGCCTTTGGCATCCTGCTTGGCAAAGGTTTGATAAGATATGATGAGTCGAGCGAAGTAATACTAATTCCGTCTTGGTTTGAATATAATGGATTGACGAGCAAAAACCAGCTAAAAAAGGCAAAGTCGGAGTTATCTGAGTTGCCGAAAACCAAACTGGCGCAAGAGTTTAATGCCATAGTGGATGCCTTACCGGATGGCATACCTTTTGTCAAAGCCCTTGCCATACCTTATGCCATACCTTATGGCATAGGTAACTCTGAAGCTGAAGCTGAAACTGAAGCTGAAACTGAAGCTGAAACTGAAGCTGAAACTGAAGCTGAAACTGTGCCTCCGGCGGAAAAAGATAAAATTCCGTATCAAGAAATTATTTCCCATTTGAATCAGGTGACCGGAAAACTTTTCCGACATAAAACTGAAGCAACTCGGAGGCTGATCCGGGCACGCTGGAGAGAAGGATTCAGGCTGGATGATTTCAAGAGAGTCCATGAGAACAAAGTTGCAGACGATTTCTTTATAAAAAATTCCAATTTTCTTTGTCCCAGCACGCTCTATCGGCCGGGACATTTCGAAAAATATCTAAATGAGATACCGAGGACGACCCTATCTCCGGCGGCAATAAAAACAGCCCAAAATATTAAAGCGGTTAAGGCGGAAATAATGGGGGAAAAGTTATGAATGACGCAGACTTTGCACAATTTTCTGAAATGCTTTTGGCTATGGCTGAGATTTACAACAAGGAATTATCAGGGCCAACAATCAAGCTTTATTGGCAAATATTAAAACCATACCCGATTGAAAAAATAACCATAGCGGCTCAAAACATATTGACCAGACGAAAGTATTCAACATTTCCTCTGCCTGCTGATTTTATCGAGTATATCAATCCACAGGCGAGCCTCGAAGAAAGAGCCTCGGTTGCGGTTGAATTGGTCCTTGATAAAATGGAATTTAAGGGAAGTTGGTATTCTGTATCATTTGAAGACAAATTAATCCACGCTACAATAGAGAGACTTGGGGGATGGATAAAGTTATGCGCCGAGGTTAGGCAAATGCAATCAAAAGAATTGCCATTCTGGAAGCGGGATTTTATTCGGTTGTATTCAGCGTTGGCAAAAATGCCGAATTTGGAGAGTCCAGGGTCACGTCTGATTGGACGATGTGAGGCGGACAATATTGCGAGGGGCTATTTGAATCCGGAGACGATGATTTTAACCCTGCCAAACAGCGACCCTGTTAAGATCGGTTTTGATGGTGTAACCCCCGAAAAGCAAAATCAACTTGAATATATCCGGTCAGAGAGAAAAATTAACCAAATGGAAAAAAGCTAAAACCAAAAAAAATAAAGATTGTTGTTGACAAAGTATTCAGCAATTTGCTTTATAGCGTCAGGAGATGATATTTTTTTGACCGGAAATACCAGAAAGCTGGTATTTTAGCTTTGGGAGGCTTTTAAGTTGGCTCTGACTTCGAACAAATTATCCAAAAAGGCTAAACGTCTTGTTGTCCAAATGCTTGCCGAAGATGCTACTTATTCAGAAATAGTCGAAGCAGTAAAAGCTCAATTCAAAATCAGGATATCAAGTGCCAACGTTGGATTTTATAACGGCCACAGGGCTGATGAAATCCGGGATCTGCGCAAGCAATACTATGACAATCTAATTGAGGAATTTCCGTTAACGGCAAAGGGTTGTCGGATAAGAGAAATTGTTAATGATTATAAAAAAGCCAAAAGCGGATTTTTGAGAAGCAGGCTCCGTGAAGAATTACGGAAGGAAATCGGAGAAGATGTCAAAACCCTTGCAGACGCTATGGCTAAGTCTGGTGGTGATAATATTGTCAACATCGGCATCACAGGCGACGCCGACCGTCTTATCGAAGAGTCAGCGGCTATTCTTGGCCTCGAGCGCACAGAAGATAGAATGTGAATGGCCTGAGCTGGCGATTGCCCTCTACCATCACCGCAATACTCTTGGCGAGCCCATGATGTTTGCCCGGCCGGGCAGGCGGTGGGCTATTCCGCTTTACAAAGATAAAGCCCATACCATAATCGTGATGAAGTCGGTCCAGTGCGGTGTGACTGAATGGCTGATCGTCAAAATGGCCGCATCAGTCTGGCAGGGGAAATCGATTTTATACGCCTTACCAACGCAAGATATTCGCAATGATTTTGTCAATAACCGTATTGATCCGCTCTTTTCCGATGTTGAATTTTACGCCAGAATGTCAACCCGGACTGATAACACCGGACTCAAGAAATTCAAGACAGGCGGCGGCGTGAAGTTTGTCGGCTCGCAGACGAGGACGGTATTCCGAGAATATCCAGCTCAGATATTTATCGCCGATGAATACGACATCTGCGACATGAGCAATATAAATTATGGGATGGACCGTCTCGCCGCCGCTAAGGCATTGACCGGAGTCGAACCATATGTCTATTTCGTCAGTAACCCCTCCGTGGCCGGCTTTGGCATTGCCGAGAAATTTGACCAGTCGGATAAAAAATACTGGCATGTTAAATGCCCGCATTGTAACGAATGGCAGACGATTGACTGGTTCAAAAACATAGTCCGCCAGACTGACGACAATACATTCTCACTGCGAGACCTTACGCATAATCCCTCCAACGGAAGCGGTGGAGAGCCTTGTGCTTTTTGCCGCTTCTGCAATAAGCAAATAGACAGACTTAGCCGGGGCGAATGGGTCGCCGAATATCCAGACAGGGACGTCTCCGGCTACCAAATATCGAGCTTATTCACCGACCAATTAACAATCACCTGGTTGTGGGATTATTTTACTCAGGGATTGCGTAATGCAACCGTCATGCAACAATTTTGGAATTCATATCTTGGTCTGCCTTATTCTGGAGAAGGCGATAAAATCACGTATGATGTTCTGGCGGCCTGTTCCGGCAATTACAAGATGCCGGCAACGGCCAAAGCAACAGTTGCAGGCATTGACGTTGGCAAGGTATTCCATCTGGTAGTTTCTTCTTTGCAGTCGGGAAAAATCCGGGACGAATATATCGGCACTTGCCCTGACGTCCCGGATCTCCTTAAAAAGCTAAAGCAATATGGAGTTAACCGGTATATTATTGATGCAGGCCCTGAATTGCATACCGCCAAAGCCATTATCAAAAAACACCCGGGCGGTTTTCTGTGCCGGTATAACACGAGCGAAAGTCCAAAAGGCCAGAAGATTGACCTGAAGGAACGAGTTATCACGCCCAACCGGACGGAGTCGATTGACAAAATGGTGGCGGCTTATATGGATAAGCTGATAATGATACCGGCCAGTTGGCACACGATATCAAATGGCGATTATGCGTCTCAAATGATGGCGCCGACCCGAATACTCGATGATAAGCGGCGCCCCCCGGTCTTTGTCTGGGATGAGGGCAGTCAGGCCGATCACTTTTTACATGGCGGCCGAGATGATGGGATTCTCAAGCAGACCATTTGGCGGGATGATAATTTAACCTTGTGGGCAAGAACAAGAGCATGAGAGCTGAGACATAAAATAAAAGGCATAAGGAAATGGCTGGCGAGAGTTATATTGGGCAGGGAAGCCCTCAAGGCTCTCAGTTTTCCCCTTACAAGACAGGCCGATACTGACGCTAATATCATATACATGCCGAATGACGCCGAGGCCGAAACCAAGGCCGAACGCGCCGATTCTAACATTGCGACTTGTGTTCGACTAATTACAAACGCTCTGTCATGGCTACCGCTTGATGTCATGTCAGTCGATTACAATGACAAAGGTGACATCGAATACGAAAAGGAGCCGGATCATCCCGCGGCCCTGGTGCTTAATAAGCCTAATCCAATAATGACACGGCAGGAAATAGTCTCCTATATTGTTGAATCATGGATTTTGTCCGGCCGGGGAATAGTCAACATCGACAAAGAAGGGGATGTCATAAACCTCTGGCCGATACAACCGTGGCGCATCGAAATTGAAAAAGAAAAGAACGCTCTATTCATGCCAACGGGTTATGTTCTTGACCGTGATTCAGGCCATGAACACAAATTCAAACTTGAAGAAATAATCTTTGTCAAGAATTTCAACATCCTCGATCTATATTATGGTCGGTCACATGTCGAGCCGCTTCGCCGACAGATACTCATGGATTATTACTCCGAAACCTACAATAAAAACTATTTCAAAAATAACGCTACTCCGGGGAGTATGTTTGTCCCGGAGTTTGATTTCAATGAAGAGGCCGCCAAGCAGTTCCGAAAAAACTGGAACAAAATGAACCGTGGAGTGGACAAGGCTTTTGGTTTCCTGGTCGCCCCGCAAAAAGGTGACCTTAAAACAATAGCTCAACCGCTGGATGATGCGGCCTTCATGCAAATGAGTCGTGCAAACCGGGAAAAAATATTTGGCCTGTTTGGCCTCCCGCCTTCACTCGGGCAAATCATATAGCTCTGGCGCTTACCCGGCAATTCCTGTGGCGACATTATGATGAACAGCATGTATTCAAATATGATTTCTCGAATGTTGAAGCTCTCCAGTCGGATAAACTCAAAGAAGCACAAAAATATAAAATTGCCTGTGGCGGTCCATGGATGACGGTTAATGAAGTCAGAGCAAAACAGGGACTCGAAGAGCTTGAAGGCGGGGACGAAATCAGATCCGGTCAAATTATATATCAGGGGGAGGGGTCCGAAAAACTCTCGCTATAAATATTGGAAGGCTGTTGATGATTTCAGAGAATCAAAAGAGCGGGGATTTTCGAAGATCATGCGCTCATTCTTCAAACAGCAGGCCGCCCGAGTCCTGGAGGGATTGTCGAATATCACCGGCAAGGGTGCGCTTATGAGGTATGGCATTCATAAGGTTTATTGGGGCATGAAAGATGATGACCTACCAGATGATGTCAGACAGATATTTGATATGTCGGCGGAAAACCAGGCTCTTGGTGAGGTAACCGAACCATATATCAAGAGAGTAATCAAAGAATCAGGGGATAGAGTATTCGACGAATTGATGATTGAGAATTCTTTTGATGTCGAAAATCCGATGGTCCAGGACGCCATTGATAATCTGAAAACCAAGATCAAGGGCATAAACGAAACCAGTTATCAGCGGATAAAGAATCTCCTGAGTGAAGGATATGCCGAGAACTGGTCGCTCGGTGACTTTGAACGAGAAATCCGAAGCCTATATAAGAATTTCGCGGAAAACAGAATACCGGCCATTGCCAGAACGGAAACTCTGAAGGCCGTCAATGGCGGGACTATGTATGCCTATAATCAAGGCAGAGTTGAAAAAAAGGAATGGATTGCAAGCATGGACGCCAACACCAGAGACACTCATGCAGTTCTCGATGGTGAAGTCGTTGGCGTCAATGATACGTTCAATCGCGGGTCCGTGCCAATGAAATATCCGGGCGATCCGAATGCGCCCGCGTCTGAAGTTGTAAACTGTCGCTGTGCAATAATGCCAGTAATAGAGGATGATTAACAATGGGGCGGGAAGGAATTACAAAAATGAGCAAGAAAATGAAATCGCTCGCGTTTGTATTTGTCGTGGTGATATTTGCCTCATTTGTTTGCGGGGATATCACTATGGCGGGCGAAAAACCGAAGGGGCAATCAATGTCGGGCAGTGCGACATTCGATTACACCTTGTCGTCCACTGCAACCAAACGGGACACCTCAAGTGCAATGTGGAAGTTCACCAGTCTGGCTGATTACAGCACTATCAAGGGCCGTATGTATGCCGGATTTTACACGATGGACTCGGCGGGAGTGGATACAGCCAAAGATACCATTTATGTATATGCCTATTCAAATTCGAATACGGGCTGGTTTTCCGACCGCCTGGTATTTACCGATACTATCGTCCCGGTGGATTCGACATACGAGGAAATCAGTTGGGATTTGTCCGACTCGACCGTTTACGATTACATACAATGGAAAATCGTGACGAATGTCAATGATGCCGCACCGGTCGGCGCCATCTGGAAATGTAAGGTGTATATCGAGCAATATGCAAAGTAAATTTTTATGCTTGAAAATACCAGAAAACCAGTAAGGCGGTTGTATGAATCATAAAGACTTTCAAATTAAAAATTGGAAATCGAGTCAGGAAAACGAGTCGCTTATCATTGAGGGTTGGGTATCAACTGATGATTTGGACTCATACAACGATATTGTCGAACCCACCGCCTTTGCTCCTGTTATCGATAAGTATCTGAAAAAGCCTATCGTTCTTTGGATGCATCAGTTCTACGATCTGGCTATTGGTAAAACCCTGTCTCTGGAAATCATCGATACTCCAAGAAATGAGGAGCCTTATGGAAGTAAGCGCGGACTGTGGGGTAAGATTGAAATCGCGGGGACAACCACAGGGAAAGACGTTCAGATTCTACTTGATATGGGAGCCGTCAATTCATTCAGCTACTGGTATGAAATTGCAGAGGACGGTGCGACGGTGACAACCCTCAATGGTGAAACGATAAGGCATATCACAAAATTTAGTGCATTGCATGAGATTTCGGTGTGCAATCTCGGCGCCGATTGGGATGCCATAATCAAAGTAGTTAAATCAAAAAATCTAAATCTTAAATCATTGAATGTATCTCCGGAGGGCAGGGAGAATAAAGAACACAAGGAGGTTCACGTGTCACTCAACAAGGAAGAAGTGAAGAGTGTCGTCAGCGAATCCCTGGACCCTCTGAGCAAAGACATGGAAACGGTCCAGGTCACAGTTGATGACCTGAAGGGGCAGATTGGCAAACTGACGGAATTCAAAAAAGAAATGCTGGAGGTCAAAGACCGGAACAAATCCGAGATTGACGAAAAAGTCGCTCGCATGGAGGAGGACTTCAAAAAGGCGCTCGATGAATTCAATGTCGAATTCAATAAAGCCAAACAAGCCAAACTCGGAAATATCGGGATTGCCGGAGGTCTGCCCAAAGACCTGAAGGCTTTGGTTATGGAACCGACCCCGAGACTGAAATCTCTTTTACCTTCCGACAGGTTCGGGATGATAAAAGAGTTTCAGAAAAAGCATGATGATCTCCTACTGGTTGACGCCACGCTCGAGGCATCGTCCAGAAAGTTCGGCCCTATTGATGGTCTTGGTGAATATCACAATCACCCCCGCCATCAGAGAATAAAAAACCTGAACATCTACAAAGAGTTCGATGAGTTCCGCAAGGCAATGGATTCCACGACGGCAAGCGAGGGGGACGAATGGGTGCCGACCGGAATGTCGCGGGATATCATAGAGCTGGTTGACGTTCAGCTCAAGGTGGCTGATCTGTTTGACTCTTTCACCATGCCGACTTCACCGTTTGATATTCCGGCGGAAGGTGCCGACACCGAGGCGGTGATTGCTTCGGAAACAACGGCGGTTACGGCTGCCCGGGCGGATACGACCGAGCAGACTCCGGGAACCGGCAAAGTAACCTTCACGGCCGAAAAACTCCGCGGTAGATATCAGATATCAAGAGAGCTGACCGAGGATTCGGCGGTTGCTATCATCCCCTTTGCCAGGAAAAAGATTGCTAAGTCAATGGCGAGAGCCGAAGAGCAGGCAATTATAAATGGGCAGGAGACGGCCGACATCGACACTGGATACGGCGGAATCAGTTCAACATCGGCCAAGAAAATCTGCGACGGTCTGAGATACCATACTCAGTCAAATGCGCAGATTGATCTATCGACTTTTAATGAAGACGGTCTCCGAAATATGCGCGCAGTCATGACTGAAGGTGGGCCTTATGGTCTATATCCCGAAGATATTGCATTCATCTGCTCCGCGAAGGGTTATCTGAAGCATTTCCTCAAAGACCTGGATTCGGTATTGACGGTTGATAAGTATGGCCCCAATGCGGTTGTCCTTAAGGGCGAACTTATGAAGTTCGACAATATCCCGGTGATTCCCTCCGGGTTTGTTCAGGACGATCTGAATGCCTCGGGTATCTACGATGCGACTACCACGGACAAGACCATCGTTTTGTTGGTTTACAGAGATGGTTTCCGGCGTGGCATCCGGAGAGATATCGAGATCATGACAGAGTATAATATGTTCCACGATATCTATGACATTGTGGCGTTCAAGCGTTGGGATTTCCAGCCGGTATATACGGTCGCCTCAAACTATATCACTGCTTATGGTTATGGAGTGACGACCTAATAATGGTGTTATCAAAACGGGGGGCGTTCAAGGCGCCCCCATTAATAATAGGAGACAATACAATGGCCATAGTCAGAATGACAAAAGCCGCACCTGAGATTTATGTCGGGGGCATACTGCGCAAGCCTGGGGATATTTTCGAAACTGAATCACGGTGGATTCATAATATGCGGAAATCGCACCCGGATTGGATTGAAACCCCGGCACCCTCAGAAATAACCCAAGAGGAGTTCAAGAAGCTGAAAAAACCGGTCGGTGAGAATAAAGTCAAAGAGCCGGTCGGTGAGAACAAGGCCAAGAAGAAAGATAAATAATGTCGCTCGATACCACCATTGCTCTGGTTGATGTGTCCGAGGTGAAAACGTATGGAAGACTATCTCAAGACGATCCCTCGGACATTGACCTCCTGGAGTCGCTGATCAACTCAGCCTCGCAGTATATCGCTGATTACTGTAACCGAGAATTTATTCTGGTTTCGGAAAATGTAAGCGAAATCTTTGAGGGTGACGGCACAGATACAATTTATCTTCGGAACGCTCCCATAACCTCAGACATTTCAGCAACTTCAGATATTTATTACTGGTCAGGAACGGAATGGACAAATCTGACGAGTGCAACCATCCGGCAAAACTCCGCGAAAGGCATTATCAAATTTACCGACGGAAACAGATTTATTGATGGTCTGGAATACAAGATTACTTACCAATACGGATGGTCACAATCAAATGTCCCGGCGGATCTGAAAGAAGCCTGCTGTCGGATAGTTCTTTTCAGGAGAAAGCTCTATGCTGAAGACCTGCATGGTATATCTGTCCGGAATTTTGTTGACGAATCAACTTCATACAGTTTCAACAAGCTCCCCGATGATGTAAAACGAGTAATGAATAAATACAAGCGATTCGCCACGGGGGAATTGGCCGATTAATGGATATCTCAATCTCATTTGCTGGCGGCCAGAAAGAGTCGATCAAACTAAAACGGTATGGTGCCAACCTGAACGGGAATATAACCCGGGGACTTCGCAAATGCGGTCAGCATGGTGAGCGGTCACTTAAAAAGAGTCTCAAGGCGTCCAATTCGACAAAGTTCTTCGCGCCGGCACGCGGGCGACATCTTTCGTCGAGGACAGGCGCACTCCGAAGGTCAATAACTCACCAGATGGGG